AAGAAAGACTAAATACTGCATTATGACAGACTTTAAACAATATCTAGCAGAATCAACTAAAGAATACAACTACAAAATCAAAGTAGCTGGTGATTTAAGCGAAGATTTTGGCTCTAAATTAGAGACAGTACTAAAAAAATACGAAGTTAAAACTTTGTCAAAAGGCAAAAAAACTCCTATACAAGAGGTGCCATTAGATTTTCCTCATTTAAAAAACGAAGCAGTAACAATATTTGAATTAACCACAATGTATCCAGCATCAGTATTTGAGATGAGAACATTGGTTGCTGACAGCATGAGATTGCACCCTAATCAAATCGTTGTGAGAAAACCTGGTGAGCCCACAGAAGAGTATCAAGAAGAAATGAAAGCAAAAGCTGAGAAAAAATCAGAATTTAAATCTATGTTACAAGACGTAGAATACAAAGATGCTCCAAAAGTAAAAGCAGATGAAGTATACGGAGATCGAGCTAATCAAAGTTTATTAAAAGAATTATTAAAAGATAGAAAACAAAAAATAGAATTTGCTGCTAAAATTAAAGTAGAACAAGAAGTACAGAAAAACGAAATCGATAAGAAAGATTCTGTGTCTCCAATTAAACCAGCACACAAGGGCGCAGTAAAAGGCAACCCAAACCCAGCAGGAAAATAATTTTATGGACATGATTGATATCTTAACTAGACTTAAACAAATTCAAGAAAATAATCCTAATGTGGATGTTAAAGATGCAATCTCTAGTGTTGCAAAAACTAATGGCACTGTGGATGAAAAAGCAAAAAACCCATATGCAATCGGAATGGCACAAGCTATGAAATCTACAGGAGATACTCCTCCACTTAAAAAATCTACAATTACTAAAGCTCATGATATTGCTAAAAGCATTGAAAAAAATGAAGGCGAGATGGACGAAAGTATGTCACGTCAACATTTTCAATATGTGGCAGACCTTTTGAAAGACATTGAAGATCCGATCAAGAGAGCAGAGTACGCCAAGCATCACTCGGCTATATTCCAACATTTCAATCCAAATTTTGATAATGCAAAATTCATGGCAGCAGTGGGTGTGAGTGAAGCTGTGGAAGAAGGTCGAGTTAAAGATTGGTTAATGGATATGGAATCAGACGCTGTGGACATGACTAGAGAAGCATTTATTAAGAAACATGGACGATCACAAGCTCATGTATGGGATAGAGTACACAAACAAGAAAAAGAAAACGAAGGAAAAGAAATGAAAAAAGATAAAATGAACGAGTCTGTTGTGATTGCAACTGACAATCCAGAAGAAGCAGCAATGATGATGCAACTATTAAAATTAGCAGGAGTACAACCAGTTAGTCAAGATATGATCAATCAACCTGCTGAAGTACAAGCAGATGAAGATTATGCCAACACTCCAAAAGAAAAATACAGCGATATTAAAGCAGCAGTTCCAAATGGCACAGATTTAAATCGTGAAAAAGGTGCTTATGTTAAAGCAGCTGGTGGAGACAATCCTATGGCAATTAAAACAGAAGAAGCGGAAATTACTGAAGAACAATTATCTAATAGTCTAAAAGCTCAATATGAGAGTTTCAAAAAAACATATCAAGAAGCTGCCAAAGCAAAACCAGACTTTTTAGATGTGGATAAAGATGGTAATAAAACAGAGCCAATGAAGAAAGCTCTTAAAGACAAAGAACATAAAGAAGGTAAATAACACGTATGGCAACAGTATCAAGAGTAACAGGTGTAAAAGCAAATGCAGGTGACCTATATCAGGTTAATGCTAATCTTTTTTTATTAACAGTAAAAAAAGCAGATGGTTCTGCTATTGATTTAAGAACTGAAGATGAATCTACCACTAGTGGTTCAGATTTAATCGACGGTGCTGTAGAAATGATTCTAAAAGAACTTAATCCTTTAGCATATCTTGTTTCTGATTCAAGTGCAGGTACAATTCATTTAGTAATGGATAAAAATGCCACTGCTGCAGATATGCAAACTAGAGTTAGAAGAGTTGGTTTAAATCCGAATGATGACTATTCTACTGTGCTAGGGTCGAACTCTATCGATGTTAGCGGATCTACTGTTACAGCAGCTACATCATTAACAGTAGCTTAATTTTACCAAATACTCATTATCTATATACGAGAGGTGTGTTGTCTTACACTTAAATAATAGCATGGCATACGTATCATTAGATAGTGAGCAAATTAAAAAAGCTCATAAGAAACACAAATACACAGCCGAACAGGTTTTAAAACTCGAAAAGTGTATGGATCCAAAAACTGGACCTTTATACTTTATGAAAGAGTTTATGAGGATACAGCATCCTACCAAAGGAGAGATGCCATTTGAACCATATCCGTATCAAGAGAGATTGATTGAAAGTTATAACAGTCACAGATTTAGTATTGCCATGCTGCCACGACAAACAGGAAAAACTACCTGTGCTTCGGGCTATCTATTATGGTATGCTATGTTCAAACCTGATTCACAAATACTAATTGCAGCACACAAATATCAAGGAGCATCAGATATCATGAGCAGGGTGAGATATGCTTATGAGATGTTACCGGCTTGGATCAAAGCAGGAGTAAATCAATACAACAGAAACTCTATAGAATTTGATAATGGATCTAAAATTATGGCAACCACTACCACTGAAAACACTGGTAGGGGTATGTCACTTTCATTAATATACTGTGACGAGTTTGCATTCGTTCAGCCGCCCGAGAAAGCCAAAGAATTCTGGACTTCATTATCTCCTACATTGTCTACAGGAGGAAAATGTTTAATTACTTCAACACCAAACTCAGATGAAGATCAGTTCGCTTTAATTTGGAAAGAAGCCTGCAAAAGATTCGACGACTACGGCAATGATACTATTGTAGGAACCAACGGTTTCTATGCTATGAAAGCTCATTGGTCAGAACACCCAGACCGAGATGAGAAGTGGGCCGAACAAGAAAAAAGCAGAATTGGTGAAGAAAGATTTCGTCGAGAACACGAGTGTGAATTCTTAATCTTTGATGAAACATTAATCTCTAGTATAAAATTAGTAGAGTTAGAAGGTAAAGATCCTTTAACAAATATGGGGCAAGTACGTTGGTGGAAGACGCCTTCTCCAGGCAACTCTTACATGGTAGCATTGGATCCTAGTTTAGGTACAGGCGGAGACTTTGCTGCTATACAAGTATTTGAATTACCGAGTTTTGAACAAGTGGGAGAATGGCATCACAATACCACTCCAGCTAATCAACAAGTTAGAATATTGCAAGCCATTACAAAACATATCTATGATTCAATCGTAGAAAAAAATTCTGTAGAAACTCCTAGTATTTTTTATAGTATGGAGAATAATACGTTAGGAGAAGCAGTGTTATTGAGAGTGATGGATCTAGGAGAAGAAAATATTCATGGACAGTTCTTAAGTGAACCTATTAGAAAAGGACATCGTAGAAAATTTCGAAGAGGATTTAATACCACTGCCAAACATAAAATAGCAGCCTGTGCCAAATTTAAAGAGCTAGTAGAATCAGGCAAAATGAAGATTAATAGTAAACCATTAATATCAGAATTAAAAGATTTCGTAGCTTCGGGTGTTTCATATAAAGGTAAGCCAGGACAACACGATGATTTGGTTAGTGCTTGTTTATTAATGACTCGTATGATGCAGGTGTTGGCTACATTTGATCCTAAAATATTTGAAAGATGGACTGATAGAACCACCGAATGGACTACCCCAATGCCTATATTTGCTAACCTGGGTTCTTAATAAATACAGTATGATTAAGCCTAAAACATCACAAGATTTGTTCAATAAAATACGCAGCAAATTCTCTAATATACAGTTAGGAGACAGCGAAGGCAATGTAACAGCCGATCCTAAATCAGCAGTATTCTTTGATTTTGAATTCAGTGAAAGTTCTGATAATTTTGGTAGAGTAAGTATCAGCATAGCAGATGGTGAAAGTATGAAAGTGTTCTACAATCAAGGTTTAGTAGAAAAAATTGATGATACTGCTAGAGCCAATTGGTACAGTTTTTTAAAAGAATTAAAAGATTTTGCAGTAGAACATCAAATAAGTTTTGATGTGCGAGACATTACAAAAAGCAGCCTTACACAGCAGGATTTTAAGAATCTTGCAGATGTGAATCAAACGGTAAATACAGACGATAATATGTCAGAAGAATTAAACAGATTAACAAAACTAGCAGGAGTTCCAGTAGCAGAGAGTCTTACAGGAACTAAGAAATCTTCTTACGAAAATTTAGATAAAACAAGATTAATTATAAGACACGCACAAGCGGTGGACGAGAATGTGCCGGGTTCAAGAAGCAGACAGATCAACAGTTTATATATTGAAAACGAACAAGGTGAAAGATTCAAATACCCAATGAAACATTTAGCAGGTGCAAGAGCAATGGCACGACATGTTGCTAATGGGGGTGTACCTCACGATGATTTTGGTAAACACATTATATCAATGAGTGAACAAATTGCTCAACTTAATAGTTTTGCTCGATATGCTACCAATAAAGATCAGTTAAACAATTCAGTAGGTGACATTATAGAAAAAAGCAGACTTAAATTAGAGAACATGAGAAATTATGTAAAAAATCTAAGTAAGCAAGCACACTATATGAAAACTAAAGAAAGTTTTCAACCTACCACTATTGCTGAGTTAGATGATGCTACTCGAAATAGTTTAAGAGAAAAATTTACATTAAGACATCTTGATGACAAAGTAGAATCAGCTCTACCATTGATTCATTCAATTATGAAAGAGTATGATGACAAAGATGGAGAAATATCTCCACCAGTAGATCATTCAGCAATGGTACAATCATTCCTTGCTAATCCAGAAAAAAAATTAGTATTAAGAGCAGATCCTGCTGCTGATAAAATGTTATCAGTAACAAAATTTACAAATAAGAATACCATGTTAAGTTCTATTCTATCAGACATTGCTTCAAGAATGTTAACTAGAAACGATGAAGAAGATAGAATTGCTAACTTTGCCAGTCAAGTAGCTGATGATATGGGAGCAGAAGGTGCTCCATTCTTTAAACCAGATGAGAATTATACAAGAAATAAAAAAATTGCAATACAACTAGCAAAAAGATATATCGATGATTATAAAAAAATGCAACAGGATCCAGCGTATGCTGATGAGATACGACAAGATCCAGGTAAATTTGCTCCAAAAAAAGATAGACAAGGCAAAGCCAAAGGCGAAGGTGAAGAGTTTGAAAAATGGGCCAACAGAGTAGAATCTAAAGTCACAGAAGGAATCCATTCATTGCCAGATGAAGATCATGCTGGTGAGAACTTTAGCAAATTAAAAGACGTAATGAGCAAACATTTTCCAGTGGGCAATGAAGCAGTTAATGCTGTGTCAACTCTACAAGGTTTAGGATTTGGCGATGATGATTTATTTGATCAGTTAGGTGAATTAGCAGATAAAGAAGGACCAGATGCTTGTGCCTGTGAAACTGTTAAGAACTATATCATGAACACGCTATTAAAGAGTCCAAACATACAAAATTATTACACTCCAGAACAGATCACAGCTTTACAAGATGCTGCATCTGCTGCTGATCAGAGAGCAGAGAAACAACCAGCAATGGCAGGTCAAGAATCAGTAGCGGAAACGTCTAACGAATCAATCATGATTGATGGCAAACAAGTAGACCTAAACACTGTAGAATATGAAATGCAAGATACCGGTGATAATATATATGACTTACAAGATGCTAAATTTACAGATGGCACAGAGTTATCTAGAGACCAACTAGAAAAATTAGAGGCTGATGCAGATTTTAATGAGTGGGTGCAGCAAGATTACGTACAAAGAGGAATAGAGTCAGTGCAGGAAGCACCAGCAGTGGACACTTCAGACATGACCGTAGCAGGCATAGGACGGGGAGAAAAAGAAGAAGTGCAAAAAATACTAGACCAAAATAGTGAATCATACCAAGCAGTACTAGCTGGAGAAGATTTAATAACTTTTGGTAAATTATACCGTGAATTAATATCCTATTACATGAGCAATGGTGAAATGCCATATGGTGTGGCCAAAGCTAGAGACGGTGATCCAGAAGCATGGATTATGGATCGATTAGACAGCATGGGATTATTAGAAACAGTACAAAAAGAAACACAGGTCAATATCAACGATGAGTATAGATTTCGTGATTGGTTAAAAACCACTCATAACAAAGAAGTACACCAACTAACGCCACAGGAATATATTATTGTGTCTAAACAATACAGAGATGAAAAAGGCAAACAAGAGAGTGTAAGCGGTGGTCCAACTATTCAGCAGATGAGTGATTTAGAATTAGCTAATTTCTTACACACTTCTGTAGCAGAAATTAAAAAAGACCGAGAAGCAGCAGAAGAAGCTGCAGAAGAATTAAATCAGAAGTATGCTAGCGACAACGAGTCGGTAAAAGAAGACGAATTAGCAGTTCTTAAAAAGCTATCCGGTATATAATACCAAATTTCACTATAGACAACAGATAAATAAGTGTGTATATTATTCTTTATGTCTAATATACATTAGGCAAATATAAAACAAACATAGGCACACAAGGAGGCTTACATTATGGCTACACTAGCTGAAATAAGAGCGAGACTAAAATCCCAAGAAGTGAATCGCTCCACTTCAAATACAGGCGGCGACAACGCCATCTACCCACACTGGAACATACAGGAAAATCAAGAAGCAGTAGTTCGTTTCTTACCTGATAAAGATCCAAACAACACTTTTTTCTGGACTGAAAGAGCAATGATCAAATTGCCTTTTGCTGGAATCAAAGGTCAAGCGGATTCAAGACCAGTGCAAGTACAAGTACCATGCATGGAGATGTACGGAGAAACTTGTCCGGTTCTAACAGAAGTTAGACCGTGGTTCAAAGACAAGTCAATGGAAGATATGGGCAGAAAATATTGGAAAAAGAAAAGTTACATATTCCAAGGTTTTGTGTTACAAAATCCATTGTCAGATGACAAAACACCTGAGAACCCAATAAGAAGATTCATTATTGGGCCACAAATTTTCAACATAATCAGATCTGCGTTACTAGATCCAGAAATGGAAGAGTTACCAACTGATGCTGTGAGAGGTGTGGATTTTAGAATAACCAAAACATCTAAAGGTGGATATGCTGATTACTCTACTTCAAAATGGAGCAGAAGAGAAAGAGCTCTAGACGAAGCAGAAAGAGCAGCTATTGACAAGTTTGGATTGTTTAATCTTTCAGACTTCAGACCCAAGAAGCCTACCGATGCAGAAGTAAAAATAATCAAAGAATTATTTGAAAAATCTGTAGAAGGTGAAGCTTATGATCTGGAAAAATATGGTCAATATTATAGACCAGCAGGAGTATCTGCTCCAGCAAGTGGATCATCAGCAAACGGATCAGCAAACGGATCTGTAAATGTAGCAGTAGAAGCAGAAGAAACTATTGTTACCAAAACTGAGCCAGTAAAAGTAGCTACTGCAGCAGCAGCACCTCAGCCAAGTACTGATAGTGCTAAAAGAGCAGAAGATATATTGAAACTGATCAGATCAAGACAAAGCAAATAACACTAATTTCCCTTTTGGCTCCAGGATTGACACTGGAGCCAATTAGTGTTAATATAAGAACATAAGAACATAGGAATATAAAATGACAAAAGTATTTGACGCAACAAAATTTAGAAAAAGTATTACAAAATCAATCCAAGGCTTAGGTTTAGGATTCAATGATCCCACAGATTGGATCTCTACAGGCAATTACGCATTAAATTATTTGATATCTGGAGATTTTAACAAAGGTATCCCACTAGGTAAAGTATCTGTACTAGCAGGAGAATCAGGAGCAGGTAAATCTTACATAGCATCAGGCAATATAATCAAGAATGCACAAGCACAAGGTATCTACGTAATATTAATTGATACTGAGAATGCTCTAGACGAGGCATGGCTTAAGGCATTGGGTGTGGACACAGATGAAAAGAAATTATTAAAATTAAGTCTTTCAATGATAGATGATGTTGCTAAAACAATATCAGAATTCATGAAAGGTTATAGAGAAGAAAATGCAGACAATAGAGAGAATGCACCTAAAATTCTATTTGTGATAGATTCTTTAGGTATGTTATTAACTCCAACTGATGTGAATCAATTTGAAGCAGGAGAGATGAAAGGTGATTTGGGTAGAAAACCTAAAGCTCTAACAGCTCTAGTTAGAAACTGTGTTAATATGTTTGGTTCTTACAATGTGGGATTAATTGCAACCAATCACACGTATGCTTCTCAAGATATGTTTGATCCCGATGACAAAATATCTGGAGGTCAAGGATTTATCTATGCTTCGTCTATCGTGATAGCAATGAAAAAATTAAAATTAAAAGAAGACGAAGCTGGTAATAAAATCTCAGAAGTGAGAGGTATAAGAGCAGCATGTAAAGTTATGAAAACTCGATATGCTAAACCTTTTGAAAGTGTACAAGTTAAGATTCCGTATGATACAGGTATGGATCCTTATTCTGGATTAGTTGATCTTTTTGAAAAACAAGGAGTAATAGTACAGTCTGGCAATAGATTAAAGTATGTGGACAGCAAAGGCAAAGAGCATCTAGAATATAGAAAAGACTGGGACGGAGATAAATTAACAATGATAATGAATGATTATCAAAACGTTAAAAAATCAGAACCAAAAGAAGATGAAAAAGAAAATAAAAAAGATAAAAAATAGAGAAATCACAGGTTATTACGGTTACTGGGATTCCGAAAAGAAAAAAAGAATGTTTAAAACACTTTGGCAGGAAAAAAATTAATGCAAGAACTTACTCACGAAGATATAGAACAGATATGGAACTCTATTAGTCATTACGTACCTGATAGACAAAAAGTAGATTGTGCAGTAGATTTTATCAAAACATTAGTTGATGTGGGGATATCTACCAAAACAATCAAAGCAGCAGGAGAATACGACGACAAATTAGAAGAAGCTATAGAAACTGTTTTTGAAGAAGAAGACGAAGAAGACTACGAGGAATAATGAGTTGGTATACCAAAGTCAGCCAAGATATTAGTTTAATACCTGATTGCATCAAGTTCTTTGAGCAAGAATTAGAAACAGCACGTAAAGAAATATATATCTTTGGAAATCTAGAGAAATCAGCAGCATCTTTGCCAGGAGTAGTAGAACAAAGATTTAATCAATTACAGGAAATTGAAGCTATATTAGAATATCTAAATATTGAAAATAGAAGATTGAGATCTAAAACATTTAAAAAATTCTTAGAAAATTATAACAGAGCACTTACATCTCGAGATGCCGACAAATATGTAGATGGTGAATCAGATGTTGTGGATATGGAAAAAATCATTAATGAGTTTGCTCTATTAAGGAACAAATGGTTAGGTATAACCAAAGGATTGGATCAAAAACAATGGCA